GCCACACGCTCACATCATCTACTACGGAACCATCTACCGGGCGCCGGAGAATCTGTACGACTTCTTCGCCCACAATTAACAACAACGGAGGAACCACCATGCTGACACCAATCGAGCGGTTCATGAACGGTCTCCAGGTCATCCTGGGAGACAAGACGATCTCGGACGAGGCGATCGAGGAGCAATTCCAGGACTGCATCGACTACGAACGCCATTGCATCGAGAGCGCCTTCAACCACGGCAAGGCGGCCGTCGCAGGCCAACATGCCGATCTCTACTACCTCACAACCTACGGAGAAGACGAAGATGAATGACAACAGATACCCAGACAGCGGAACACTCTGGACGAACGACTACAAGAAGCAGCCGCACCAACCGGATTACAAAGGCAAAGGCGAATACAAAGGAGTCGAGTTCGAGCTGGCCGCATGGGTCAAGACCGACCGCAACGGTAAGCAGTTCCTCTCGCTCAAGCTTTCCGAGCCGTTCAAGAAGGAGGCGCCATGACACCGCTCATCGCGTCCTTCTACATGGAGAATATTCCGGTCGAAGTCCGGCAAAAGCAGAGGCAGGTCGTGGATCTGTTCCGAGGCGAGATCCCGTTCAGCCAATACTTCACCCAGTACGACCACGCCAGGAGCATCGACTACATGCTCCGTGACGGCCTGGACTACGGAGGATATGACACGCTGATTCTGCTTGATATCGACGCGATCCCGTTGCATAAAAGATCCTTTGACACTCTACTCGAGATGACAGAGAACGCAACGAAGATCTCCGGAGTCCCGCAGGCGAGCAACCATCTACATTCTCCGTACAACGAAGATCTGTTCGTCGCGCCTTCGGTCATGTGCATTCCGAGATCTCTCTGGGAGGAGATCGGACGACCGACAGCGCAGCCGGACAGATGGAACGACGTCGCGCAGAACATCTCCCGCAAGGCCGGAGGCGGACGGGTATCGATGCTTGACGTCTACTCATACGAGAAGGCGCCAGAGCCGGTGATGCTCCAGGATGGACGGGTGGATGCGCCGCCGTTCTGGAACCTCGGCAAGACGGGACAGCGCTACGGGCTGAACACAACCTTCCACCTTGGAGGCCAGCCGCTGTTCTTCCATAGCTTCCAGAGCTGGGCGCCGGGACAACAGTCCAGGTTCATCGAAAAGTGCAACGAAACAATCAAACAACAGGAGATCACATCATGAGAGTCGCCATCGAATTTGAGAGCGAGGACGAGAACTACCGGGCGCTGCTCTTCGCCCAGGAACTGCAAGACACCATCAGCGAGCTGGATGAATGGCTCCGCACGCAGTCCAATTACGCGACGGACGACAAGCCGGACGGCTACATCCAAGCCATGTACGATACCAGGACTAAGCTCCGGGAGATCATTAGCGACAATCATGTAGTATTTGTATTTTCTTGAATGAGTAGGACTAGTACCTTGATAAGTTCCAGTCTTTTTTTCTACACTAAAAAAAACTTTTTTATTATTTAAAAAACATTTGTATATATATCCAGGTTAGTTAATCACAAACACAAAAAAGATAAAATACCATGACATCCAAAACCATGCATTATGCCCAATCAGACCAATTGCCAAAAGGCACAAGAGTCATGCTCAGCGAATCTGGATGGATTGCCGATCTCCTAGACGATTATCAAAAAAGACCAACACGTCTAGTCCGTGTAGAAGGTATCTTTACTGAATGCGGTAGTATCTATGCCGCTGAAATTGTCGCAGCAAATTTCGAAGGCCGTTTGATACATGTTATAACAACAGAAAAACATGCAAAAGTTTACGAAACGGCGCGTAAAATAATGGATACCATTAGTCCATATAATCTCTAAACAGTAGGGTCGCGAAAGCGGCCCATACTTTTAACTATAAATAAAACACCATGAATGACCTACACACAGAAGCGATCCGCTTTCAGAACATAGCAGATCAGGCGCTCGAAGGCGGCGACGCTCTCGGTGCCTACGTCTACCTTCACCAGCTCGAGAAAATCGTAGGCGAGGCGAAGAAGCAGATCCAGGACGCAGCCATCGAGGAGCGCGAACGATACGGACGCAAGGAGGAGATCACCCGGCACGGCTTCGTTGTGACGATCATGGAGACCAGCCGGTACTCCTTCTCCGACCCGGAGATCGATCGCCTCAAGGCGCTCGTGAAGTCCCGCGAGGATCTGGCCAAGAAAGCGCTCCAGCTGGCCGAAGGCGGGCATCCATTCTTCGACCAGAACGGCGAAGTCATCCCGCCGGCAGAACGCAAGTTCATCACCACCATCAAAACAGAAATCAAACGATAAGACCATGAACGACCAAAAATACAACGGCTGGACAAACTACCAGACCTGGCGAATCGCTCTCGAATGGTTCGACGACGACATGAGCGACCTGTTCGATCTCGAGCAGGATCCCGATGAGCTGGCGATGGCTCTTCGGGAGTTCGTTGAGATCCATATTGAGGATTCAATCAAAGATACGTATCTCGTTGGATACGTCTATCACTTCTTGCAAGCCGTTGACTGGCAAGAAATCGCTGAACACTTAATCGAGAACAACGAGGAATAATACTATGAACCATTCAGAATCCATCTCCAAGCTGTCCACCGCTCTCGTTGCCTTTCATTCCAAGATGGGCAAGGTGAGCAAGGACTCCGTCAACCCGTACTTCAACAGCAAGTACGCCAGCCTGTCCACAATCCTATCGGCAGTCACGCCGGTGCTGACCGAGGCCGGGCTGTCCATCGTGCAGATGCCGACAGGAGAGAACGAACTTCAGACCACGCTGATCCATTCCTCCGGGGAGTGGATCTCGTCCACGATGAAGCTCGCTCCGATCAAGTCCGATCCGCAGGCTCAAGGATCGGCCATCACCTACGCCCGGCGCTATGCCGTCGGAGCCATCCTCTCGCTCAACATCGACGAGGACGATGATGCAAATGCAGCCACTCACGATCGGCACCAACCTGCACAAGCATCAGCAGTAGCAGCCAAAGCGCCAACGCAAAGCGCTCAGATTCGCCCTCAGACGCTAGACAGGCCATGGCTTAATGTAACAGACAGATCTGGGGATATAAATGATCTAGGGCGAGATACGGCTGCTAAGATTGCGAATGGCAAATATTCATGGGAAGCATTATATTCCGATTACCGTATCTCAAATAGGGATAAAGGCGCGATTGAAAAAGCCGTACTAGAGATAAGTCAGTCGCTTGCTAAACCAAAACAGTCATCGCCTTTTGATGACGTAGAAGAACCATTGCCATTCTAATATGGACGAAGAACGATCTTCAGCTATCCTAGATGAAGAAAAGGACAGGTATATAGTTCACTTGCATGAGCTATCTGAAATGTCTAATATTGCTATAGACATATCTAAAGAAATACGATTGATGAAATCAAAAGATAGATATGCTAAGACGATAAAGACAAATGAGCAGTATGATAGGATCATAAGGGAAACGTTTAAGCAAAGATGTTCGAACCTAGATCTGAATCCTACTGCTTATATCTCTGGTGTTAATCTAGCTCAGGCAATAAATACTATAAAATGCGAGATCAACTCGTTTACTTACGCTGTTAACATAAACTTCTAATATGACACCCATGATGACACTTGTAAAAAGAATCGGGCCCTATCAAGCCACCTTCGTTGATGAGATGATTACAACATGCGTATTGTACGATTCAAATGGAAATAGATTTGCATGGCACGAGCTAGAAAATAGGAAGCTTGATTTTCCTGTTGGCTCGCAGATTGATGGCATTGTCGTCAAGATCGATAATAGCATCGATTACAGACGCAGTAAGCCTAGACTCGTAGATCTTTTTTCAACCATAGAATCTTAATACCATGAACATCCTAGACGAAGCAAAGCAAATAGTCTTTGACAGGGCTGAAGAAAAAAGCAGGCAGTATGGTCCTTTCAACGAAGGCATGGAGCGAGCGGCTAAGATCGCTTCAGGCGCTACAGGAAAAGATCTAACAGCTAAAGACATGTACATGTGTATGATTGCTCTCAAGCTAAGCAGGGAATCATACGCACACAAACGCGACAACATCCTTGATGCTATCGCATACTTATCATCTTACCAGGAAATTTATGAAGATAGGGATAGTAGGAATACTAAATAATCCAGCCAGGTCGCTGAACTCTCATTCAGCTGGTTGGGTGCATATAGTCAAAGAACTCGTAGCCAAAGATGCTTCAATACTTACTGAATTAGATGATTGGAATAGCTTTGATTCACTGATAATATGCCATGGTACTAACTACAAGCCAGGATCTTACAACGTAATAGGAGGTATACAAGAAGATCTCTTATTGCGGTTAAAGAAGATCCATGATTACACCGGTAAGATCTATAGCATGGATGAGTTTGATGTTGTTGAATTCATCGCTAAACGGAATATCGACTTCAACTGGACTAAGGGTGATCAATGGTACAAATTGATTTCGCTACCTACCTACAATAGATCTGTAATTGGTGATAGTCATAGCTTATCTGCCTGGCAGCCAGGTTATGAAATATGCCGCAATGATGGAAAAACTTTATACGGGTTTATGAGGAATCCATCGGCAAAAAAGGATTCTATCATCTATTTTGGGAACATAGATATTAGATTTCACCTATGTCGACAGAAAGACCCTGAAGCCTCAACAGTAGAGTTAGCTAACAAATACTCGAACTTCTGCTTGCAGAATAGGTTGAAACCTGTTTGCTTGCTACCGGTTGAAAGCGAGACCAGGAAAATACCAAAATCAGGGATGTACAAAGGTTGTTCTTTCTTCGGTTCTCAAGAACAAAGATCGAGACTAGTTTATCTTTTTAACAAAGTGCTTCTAAGCTATATCCCTAGCGCTATAACCTGGCCTAAGCAATGGTATGATGACCCTGGTTTTTTCGAGCGTGAGATCATGGAACCAAAGCAATCAGTCCACATAAGGCCTAAGTTCTACAAATACGATTTTTCACCAAAGGATAGCAATGAGCTCACACTGTTTTGATATTGAGCCGGACCATCTAGAAATGCTAGATGATTATCATCGAAAATCGATGATGATGGAAAAGCATGTTATTGAACATATACCATTCGATGGCGACCTCGAAAAGGCTATAGACGATGACCTTGTGTATCATGTTCCTATTTATGACATGGGATCGAGAAAGTATGCTGCATTCTGTAATCTGACACAGGCAGTCATACACAAGCAAAATGACGTCAAAGGAAATGGGCTATGGTTTAAGGACGTGGAGATAGAGGACGAGTTTGATTTGATCTACATGTTGTATTTGTTTCGGCTATGCGGCAGTGGGATCAATTACAAACCGATAGTCAAATCTGATAATTTATTCAACCAGATGCCTTTCCTAGGTAAGCACGGGTTCGGTAATTTCTGGATAGTTAAAAGCTTACTAGAAGGGAAATATGATCGAGAATCTTGGATCCAAGACCTCAAGGATCTTAACGGTCCTTTTAGCGATAACAAAGGGTACATAATCCCTCAATTCTCGATAGGTCTAAAAAGATTCATAGTCGAATACTCAGAGCCTTTTGTACGCGCGTTATACGCGGTTTTTGCAAAGCAGAAATTAGAGATATATCAACTTACGGATCTAGGCAATGATATTCTCACAAAAGAGTACGGTTTCAATAGACAGAATTTTGTGCTAACTGCTTTTGCGGCCGATCTTGCAGAGTACTTTCCACACTACATCGAGCCTTATAGCAAGGTTTATGTGGGAACGAATGCACAGTTATGTATTAAGACTTTTTTCAAGAAGTCTAAGGTGATAAAGGATTTCGATTTCTTCAATGAGGTACTTGACTTTCAAGCACATAGATATGGATTAAAACCTATCGATTGCGAGGATAGCAGGAACTGCGATGTCATAAGGTACATCAGGGAATATCAATCAGCGTGGCATGTACGCAAAAACAATGGTATCGTGATGAAGAATAATAGCTCGTTAAAAAACAAACTAGGCCTAGAATCTTACTATGAATACGCAAGAAATATTTAGCAACAAGCAGACGGGATCTTTCAATAAAGATCTAGATGCTATAAGGACACGTGATTACTATCTTGAGCTAACTAAAGATCATGAGTCAAGATTCAATCCTTTTCATATTTGCAGTGAAAATGGTTTCAATATAATCGACGAATCCATGTCTTGCCAGGTAGGCTATAAAGCTAGGGCCGGTGAATTCCTTGTGAGTACACTTAAAGCTCAAGGTTGCGACGAGATCGTCTATGTACAACCAAGGGTAGGTTTTGCTGGTATAAGCCTGTCTTATCTTTGCAAGCTATATGACATGAAGCTAACGCTTATCATGCCTGCATCTAAAGTAGTTAGTGATCATCAGGCTTTATGCATTGAATACGGGGCAAAGCCTTTATTTGCTAGGATAGCAGCGATGCCTGTAGCTAATATCTATGCTAAAAAATATGCTGATGAAAAGCAATCTAGAGCATTCGTAAAGCTAGGGTTATATCATGAGCTAGTTATCGCTTGCGGCATAAGATGCTTTTATGATTACTTCAAGGACAGGGAAAAACCAAGACACGTGTGGTCTGCTATTTCGACAGGCGTTCTCACCAGAACAATGCAAATCGCTTTGCCAGATACTAGCTTTTCGGCAGTAGCAGTTGCAAGAAATATCCAACATGGAGAACTAGGAAGCGCTAGATTTTATAGCTATCATAAACCTTTTTCAAGCAGAAGTGACTTAATTCCTGAATCATTTGACTGCGAATCTACGTACGATGCCAAGGCTTGGCACTACATGAACCTACATGGCACACAAGGCGACTGGTTTTTCAACGTGGCAGGGCATGCACCTAAACCAACGATTGATAAAGCATTAATAAATTCATATAGAGAATGGAAAGATATGGGTGATTTTAGTCTGAAACAAACTATATGATTTTTATATTGGAACCCTTGTGAGGACTTGAACACCAAGTAGTTTAAAAATTGTAGACTTGTAACTTTTTATTAGGCAAAGTACCATGAAAATATCAGAACTCGAAAATGCTCCAGAATGGTTAAAACGAGCTGAGGTCATAAACGAAGACGTTGTAATGGACGGTGAACATGTTGTATGGCTCAATGGAGAATGGATTGATGGAATCTGGGAAGGAGGTACATGGGAAGACGGTATATGGTATAATGGGACATGGCTAGATGGAGTCTGGTATAAAGGTGAATGGCACGGCGGAGAGTGGTGTCGTGGGAGTTGGGGTCGAGGTTGGATTATGTCTTGCAATCATCCATAAATACCATTTAAACCTTGTGAGAGCTTGAACACCAAGACGCGGTGCTTTGTGTGGACTTGAACACCAGGACTTCAGAAAAACGTAAACTTGTAACTTTTAATCTAATAGAATACCATGGAAAAAACAACATTTGAACTAATCAGAGCATGGGCTTCAGAAAGAGGCATTTATGCTAAAGGAGATCCTAAGACCCAATATGTCAAGTTAGGAGAGGAATTCGGAGAGCTTGGCAAAGCAATACTCAAGAATGATATGCCAGAGGTCATCGATGCAATTGGTGATTGCGTCGTGGTTCTGACGAATCTTGCTAAGTTATGCGATCTGAATATCGAGGACTGTATAGACTCTGCATATAACGAGATCAGTAAGCGAACCGGAAAAATGAACAACGGTACATTCGTCAAAGATGAAAAACCAAGATAAGATCTACATGTCTCTAGCCGAGACGTTAAGCGCAGCATCTCATTGCATTAGAGCAAAAGTAGGATGCGTCATAGTCAAGGATGATACGATCATAAGCTTTGGTTATAACGGAACTCCTAGCGGCTTTGATAATAAATGCGAAGATGATTCTAACAAAACGAACCGGCTCACCCTACATGCTGAATCAAATGCGATAATGAAATGCGCCAGGCATGGAATCTCATGCAATGATGCAATACTATACATAACCTTGATGCCATGCTTTGATTGTTCAAAGCTGATTATCCAATCAGGTATTAAAACGGTCTACTACAAATACTTGTATAGAGATCATTCAGGCGTTGAACTGTTAAAACAATCTAAAGTCAATGTATTCCAACTCGTATAAAAACGCTCAAGATGCCTTCGAGGATCTCTATCACTATATCATGAAATACGGTGAGTCAAGATCTGGCACGCTATCTGTCTATGATTGCATGATTAGGCTCTATAACCCACTAGAAAGAGACATCAATACGCCATGGAGGAAGTGGAATAAAGACTACGCTGACTACGAGTGGGATTGGTATTTGTCTGGTGATAGATCTGGCATCGAAATCAGCAAGCGTGCCAAGATCTGGGAGCAAATGCTAGACCAAGATGGCAACGTAAACTCGAACTACGGCTATCAGTGGAACAGAGCTGACCAACTGAACAAAGTAATTGAGATGCTTAAAAAAGATCCGACAACGAGAAGGGCCTCGATCTCGCTCTATGATGGCAAAGAAATCGACCAATACGAGAAAGATACGATTTGCACCTATGCTATCAATTTCTATATTTCGAATGATGCCTTAAACATGCAAGTCATGATGAGAAGCAATGATCTTGTTTTTGGTTTCTGCAACGATCAGTATTGCTTTTCAAAGCTACAAGAGTTAGTAGCTCAAAGACTAAGCATGAAGCTAGGATATTATACGCATTATGTCTGCAACATGCATATCTACAAGCGTCATTTCAACCTAATAGCTAACTAGTCATGGCATACAGAAAAGTTCATGAGTCATTCTGGACAGATCCTGACATGGAAGAGCTTACGCCTGAGCAAAAGCTTTTCTATCTCTATCTAATAACCAATCCTGCTTGCAATCAAATAGGTCTTTACGAGTTCAGCGTGAAAAGGGCTGCATTTGAAACTGGATACCACCAAGAAACGATAGTAAAGTTACTTGAGCAGTTTGAGCAAATGCGTAAGATAAAGCGCTCAAAAACCTCAAAGGAGATACTCGTGATTAAATTCTTAGCTCATAATTCCTCAAACTCGCCCAAGGTTCAAGCGCATGTCCAAGAGCTACTCAAGAAGGTAAAAGATACAGTACTTATACAGTATCTATACAGTATGGATACGCAAACGCAAGAAGAAGAAAAAGAAGAAGAAGAAGAAGAAGAACAAATAAAGAATAAGAATGCCGATATTGTTGAAGCAACCACTCATTTTGTGAGATTCTGGAATCATGTTCACGGTACAAATCTTAAGCACACTTCAGATAAGGAAAGACAGGTAAAAGCAAGGCTTAAGATGTTCAAACCAGAGGAAATACAGCAAGCAATTTACAACCGCTATAAAGACCCTTGGTTTCAATCTGAAGGCTCTAAGTTTCTAGGTGATTGGGAATCTTTCTGGCGCAATGATGCTAAGGTAGAACGCTACCTTAATAGAAAGCTGGATAATATAACTCAACCAGGTGATCTCCCGTTCTAATAGCTTATATTCTTACTTACCATGATACTCGATTCATTTACAAGACAGGAGGTACTAAACCTAAAAGCTGAACAAGCTAACATTGAGTACGATCCCCATGTTTTAAACACGTTCTATGTTTTCCTAAAAGACTGCGGGATGACATACGATCTCGATAAAATGACAAAGGACAATAGGCGTAAATTTATCCTACATACTTTCGAGTCACTTTTCATATACAACAGCCGTTGCCCTGCACAAATCAACATGAATAGCATTATGGCTAAATTCATGTCCTATGTAGTTTATGACTCAGAAGCTCTCAAGGAAAAAAGCACGCGAGGCCTTGTCTCGTGCTTCAACGAATGGATTAACCGCAAAGAAGTCCTAGACACCTTAGGCATTAGACTTGCTAAAGCACTGCCGCCTCCAGACGCTAATCGAAATACTCCACTAGGATTCCTAGAGGACTGGCCTGATGACCTAATACAACAGCAGGCCTCGATGATAGAAGCCCTGAACTACAAATCAGCAATGCCTGACCTAGCACAGGGATATTCCAACAGAATCATGAATGAACTCAAGAAAAGAAATCTCAATACATACCCAATAGATCTCTACTCGTAATCAAATGAAGCATCTAGAATCTAAACTACAATCAGCTTGTGTACAGTGGTTCCGTATTCAATACCCAGCATACGCAAAGAATTTATTTGCAATACCTAATGGAGGAGCCAGAGATGTAATCACTGGGGCAATCCTCAAGCGCGAAGGTGTTTTACCAGGTGTAGCAGATCTATTTCTAGCTATTCCACGCTATACGATCAACAAAGAAGAATTCACCGCTGGTCTATTCATCGAGATGAAATTCGGAGCAGGAACGCAATCCAAAGAGCAGAAAGATTTTCAAGCATCAGTAGAACGCGAGGAATACAAGTACATCGTAGTCCGCACACTAGACGAGTTTATCGACAACATCAAAGCCTACATGAGATGAGCGAATCGGAGATCATCTACCTACATGGTCAGATTGTCAACCTGAAGATGCTTATTTTTGCAGCTAAGCAGGACGGAAACAACCACAAAGTACAAATCCTCCAGCAAATGCTAGATAATCTCATCAATCAACGCGAAGCACTAATCAACTATGAAAGAAACAAAGGGACGAGGCAGACCACCAGTATGGAGTGAAGATCTAGCTAGTGAGCTATGTGCACGCATTGCATCAGGCAGATCACTCAGATCAGTCACGCAAGATCCAGGTATGCCATCTATGCCGACAGTATTTAGATGGATTGCTGATAATGATGATTTCCGTAATCAATATGCTCACGCATGCGAGGAGCGGGCTGACTACCTAGCCGAGGAAGCATTGGTCATAGCTGACGATCAAGACATCGATAGCGGTAAGATACAAAGAGACAAACTGCGAGTGGATACGCGCAAATGGTTTGTAGCTAAATTACATCCTAAGAAATACTCTGAGCGCATCCAGCAAGAGGATATTACAGCTAAGCCTAAGCAATTGGTTATTGTGCGCAATGACGGCTAGTCGATATTTTAGCTTCTTTCGTATATTGCCTGCGATCAAACAACTTGCTGGCGCTGACGTGAGGCGCCGGCCAACCATCTCAAGCTCCGCATCATGCCTATCCAACGTCAAGAGCTGGGCGTCAGCGGCTTCGCCATCGACGTCACACCTTCGGACACGACGAACCTGTCCTCGCCAGCCAGGTATCTTTACATCGGCCAAGGCGGCAACCTGAACATCACGCCGGACTTCAACGGAGGATCTGTCGTCCTGACCAACGTACCGACGGCCTTCATCCTGTACGCATCCGTCTCACGGGTCAATCAGACCGGCACCACAGCGGCTAACATCGTGGCCTTCCTATGATCATCATCGGCGCAGCCATTCCATCGGCATCGATCAGTTCGGGAGAGATCCCGCCGATC